AAGAGAACACATTGCCCGAAAATGTGCTGTATTACCCCGCAAACTCGGCAGATAATCCCTATATCCCTGCCGAAGTCAAAGCGAGCTGGCAACTTATGCCACGCCGTCAATATGAACGATTTGTGGAGGGTAATTGGGACGTTTCAGTAAAGGAAGGCGATGAATTTTACGATTGTTTTGATTTTGACAAGCATCTTTCAAATGTTTATTACGATATAGAAAAACCGCTTCATTTAAGTTTTGATGAGAACGTCCTGCCTTATCTTGCGGTTACTTGCTATCAAGTTCATAATAAAAATGAAGTACATTTGATTGATTTTATACCTGCAAAATCCGTTTCAGATGCTTGTAATCAAATAAAAGTACGGTTCGCAGGACATAAAGAAAAAATGTTCATCTATGGCGATGCTACAAGCCAAAAAACCGATGCTAAATTAAACAAGTCTGAAAACTTTTTCACGTTGATTTTAGCAGACTTGAAAGATTTTTTTGTTGAAAAGCGAGTCCCAAAAGCTAATCCGCCTGTGAGCCTGAGAGGAATTTTTATGAATAGATGTTTCTTAAACGACGACCCTGTCAAAATCCGAATAAACAAAAATTTGCAGGAAGTTGTAAGCGAGATGGCAAACGTAAAGCAGGACAGAGAGGGTGGTAAAATGAAGAAAATTGTAACTGAAAATGGGCGTTCTTTTCAACGCTGGGGGCATATTTCGGACACTATGGACTACTTTATTTGCGAGTATTTCAAAGAAGAATACAGGACACTTATGTTCGGATATGAAAAAAATATTGATACAGGAAGTAATTATTTTCAATTTAAAAAATCAAGATAATGTCATTTGTTACAAGAGACGATTTGTTAGTATTCGTAAAAGATGAGCACTTAGACGACATCATCAGTGCAATAGACTTGCAAACTGCAATAACTTCTGCAATAGCTCTTATTAGAAGCTATTTGGGCACTTTATATGATGTAGATGACATTTTTTCAAAGCGAGGCGATGATAGAGATTTAGTAGTCGTGCATTGCTGTATCTCTATTGCTTTAAGAAATGTTTGGAAACGCTTGCCAAACCGCAAAAAGCCTGACGATTTAATGGATTACACGGAAACTATTGCGTTATTGGAGCGGATTTCTGACGGCAAACAGCCGATCGAAAGCAAAAAACGTGTATTAGCAGATAACAGCGAAGCAAAAGCAATTTTATTCAACAAAGTAGAACAAAGAAACGTATGAATATTTTTCAAAGACTTTTTGGCAGTAGAAAAGAGCTCAAACAAACAGAGCAACAAATGAAAATGTTTGAGAATAACGTCTGGACGATGCAGAAAATCTATCGTACAGATGTGGGGCTATCGGATTGGAAAAATGCGATTGAAAGCTGTTTTGCCCCTCCTTACTACAATTTTGTGCCTCTTTACGACTTATACGACAACGCCATTTTAGATGACGTTGTTTTCAGTTCACTTGAAACAAGGTTCAGCGGTTCGGTTGCTGAGAATTTTGCTTTATATGATAAAAACGGCAATAAGAACGAAGAAGCAACGCAAATTATTCAAAAAAGCTGGTTTTTAGATTTGCTTTACGCTATTGTAGAAACAAAGGCTTGGGGTTATACAACAATACAATTTGATTATGCAGATTTTTTTGCAAATAATGAATTTACAACGTTTACAAAAATCCCTCGCCAAAACATCAATCCACGTCGCAGAGTTTATCTAAAAGACCCGTACGGCGAGCTTGAAGGCGAAAGTTTAGATAAATTCAGCTTAGTGCTCGAATTTGGCAAGGCTGACGGCAATTATCAAAGTTTAGGTTTGCTTGTAAGACCTGCAAAGCGTGTAATGTATAAAAATTTTACGGTTTCCGATTGGGCAAAGTATAATGAAAAGTTCGGTATGCCTCACAGGTACGTAAAAACAAGTGCAAAAGACAAGCAAGCGTATTATGAATTATTGGACAATTTTGGCAGGAACGGATTTAGCGTTTTTGATGATAGCGACGAGATTGGAGCATTAAACGCAACAGCAAGCACAAATATTGATACGTTTAAAATGTTCATTGATTTTAACGATACGCAAGTAGCAAAGTCGCTTGTAGGGCAAACAGCGACAATGGAGCAAAAATCTTATGTAGGTTCGGCAGAAGTGCAAGAACGAAAATTGGATTGGTGGGTGGAGTCCGATATGAAGTATATTGAATATGAAATAAATAGCAAGGTGCTTAAATTCTTAGCAAAACAAGGACGGGCGTACAAAGGGATTGATGAATTTAAGTTTGAATTTGAGTTTTTTCACGAACGCCGAAATTTGAAAGAAACCACGCCTCAACCAACCGCAAATGAAAATAATTTGAATTTAAAATGCTGTGATGACGATGATAGCTACCCTTTCGCCAGAGCTTAACAAATGAAGGGCAATTTGTTAAGCTCAACATCTTAGATGATTTTCTTGCCCTACTTCAAAAATTCGCATACGAGGCTTATGAGTTTTTCAAGAAAAAAGAAAAAATAGACATATTTTCTTTTGAACAAGTAATAAGAAGTTTGACGAATTTAACAAAGAAAGAGATTTCAAAAGCTGTCAGAGAGGTTTTTGACAATGTTATTTCAAGCAGTGAAAAAGAGCTCGTAGATAAACTTCTGTCAGATATTCAATATTTTTCAGGTTTTAAGTCTTACAGAGAACTAAAAGAAGTTACAAATTTGCTTGTGGATAAGAACGGTGCTTTAAAGTCTTTTGATACATTTCAAAAAGATGTCATTTATCTTAACAACAATTACAATCTAAACTATCTAAAAGCTGAATATAACCACGCTGTCGCAAGTTCGCAGATGGCTAAAAAATGGCAAATTTTTGATGAAACAAAAGATTTGTTTGATTTGCAATACGTAGCTGTAAAAGATGACAGAACAAGAGCCGACCACAGTAAACTAAACGGCATCGTAGAACCTGTCGACTCAGCTTTCTGGGACACTTTTTACCCTCCAAACGGCTGGAATTGTCGTTGTACGGTCAAAAGAGTAAAAAAAGGCACATCGGGCAAAGAAGTAAGCAGCGAAGAAATGAATAAAGTTAAAAATGATATGCCGTCAATGTTTTGGGCAAATACTGCAAAAAAAGGCGTTGTTTTCCCTGAAAAACACCCTTATTTTAACGTTTCAGATGAAGAAAAATCAAAAATCAACGAAATTCTTAATAAATAAAATATGAAATACTCTGTAAAATGCTTGCACAATGGACACCTTGTTGAATACACAAAGCAAGTAAATAGCCTCCCAAACTTTGATTTAGTTATGAAAATTTCTGAAAATGACTACTGCGACGTTTGGTTATCTTTAAAAAATTTCATTGATTTTCTAAAAACCCAAAACGAGCCTCATAGCACGATAAAAACTGTAAAAGAGCACGTAAAAGCCCAAAAAATCACAAGAATTGTGTATAAAAATGCTGATTTTGTTGATGTAGTTATCAATCACCCTTCATTTTTCTACGAAAAAACAAAAGAAAAACATATTTATTTAGCTCGCTATCATAAAGAATTAGATTTGGGGGCAATAAGTGAGGATTTTGCACGGAAAAGAGAAGTTTTAGACTTAGAACTAAAAAAAGATGCAGATGAGTTGCTCAAAAAAGGGCTAATAACAGAGCAAGAACATAAAACGATTTTTTCATAAATATAAATACAAAAAAGCCCCTCAATGAGGGGTTTCTTTGTATCATCTTTTCACATCAAACTATTCAGAGAAAAATTTTTCTAAAATAGCATCTACTTCTTTGTCTATTTGCTTTTCTAATTCATCTGTAAAGCCAACAAACTGCCTTTGCGGGATTTTATCTGTGCCTTCATTGTGATATATTGCATAATTCATATCTGAATACACAGAAATTAGTTTCCCTTCCGCTCTTACACTAATTCCACGCTTCATCTGCCCTGTTTTTACAAGTAAAGCACGCCGTCCCTGTTGCCTGTCCTTGCGTTTGCGAGGTTTCCAAGACTGATTGTTGAACGCTTCTTCATCAAAGTTATTCAATATATCATTTTCAACCAAGACGGCTATTGTTTCTGTGATTTGCCTTACAAGTTTCATTATTTTTCATATTTTTATTAAGGGGTCTGCCACGTTATTTCAAATGTAATCGTGTCCGAGACGTCGTAAATGGTGATTTTTGGCTGATTTGCGGGGTCTTGTAGCTTTGTTTTCAGCGATTGTAGGGATTGCACTTCATCTGTATTTGTGCTTTCGTTGTACTGAATGTAGATGGTGTCTTTGAAATTATCATCTTTGTTTCTCTCGATTTTTGCGTTTGTTAATTTTGCCATATTTGTAAAATTTAAAGTGTTAAACAAAGTGTTAAACGTTAAAAATTCGGTGGTATAATATTTTCTTTCATATCTTTATCCATCAATTTTTTTAGAAGTGTACTCATCGCAAAACCTTTTTTTTCTGCGTGAACTCTAAACGCTTCTTTTTTATTAGTTGTAACTCTTGTCTTGATAAAGTTACTATATTTATTGTTTTTATTCATAATTGCTTTCAAGGTTTTGTGGGCACACATTCACAAATTTAATAAAATTTCATTTAATTTAGCAAAAAAAATTGATTTTGTAGATGGTTGCAAGTGAAATCATAGAAAAAACTTTCATAGCAAGTACGGAAACTATCAATGCGTATGGGTTTCGTGTATTGACAGAGGGCATTGATACTGAGGATTTTAGAAACAACCCCGTGATGCTCGGAGACCATTGGGAAAGGATTGGCAAATGGACTTCTGTTGAGAAAAAAGACGGCAAATTATACGTTTCTAACCCTCAATTTTCACGGAACGCAAAGGGGCAAGAGTGGAAGAACGACGTTCAGGACGGCATTATCAATGCAACAAGTGTAGGAATTTTGATAAAAGAGACAAGCAAGGACCCTGCGTTGATGCTTGCAGGGCAAACATTACCTACTGTAACCAAATCAAAATTAATTGAAGTGTCTCTTGCGACAATTCCCGCAAACGGCGAGGCAATTGGGCTGGCGATATATGAAGAAAAAGACGATGGCGGGTATAAAAAGCTCTCAATGGCAGAAGCACAAGCAAAATACAAATTAGATGTTCAAAACGCTTCTGAAACACAAGAGCAAACACAAAAAACAGTAGCAGTGCAACTTAGTATTCAAAACGAAATAGACAAAAAAATGGAAGAAGAATTGCAAAAAAGGTTAGCGGAAGCGGAGGCTGAAGCTGACAGGCTAAAAGCTGAAAAATTATCAATTGAGCAAAAGCTCATAGAAAGTCAGAAAAAAATGAGCGAGTTTGAGCAAACAAACAAGGACAAAGAGTTGAAGGCACTTTCTTGGCAAAAACTTGAAAAAGAAGACCCTGAAAAACTTTTGTCTATTTATGAAGAAAACGGCGAACAATCAGCACAATTAGTAGCAAAATATTTAGAAGAAGCATTTAAGATATAAAAAAATGGCAGCACCGAGCACATATTCAACCGCAACACAATTGTTTCTTGCAGATTTAGCAAGAAATTTATTTGCATCTAATCAATGTTTGCAATATTCAAGAAATTGGAACGCTTCTGCAAAGGGCAAAACAGTGAATTGGAGCCAATCTGGCGTAAAAGCAAATGTTGTAATCGACAGGGACACAGTTTCATTGACCGTTGGTACAAGAGCCGACACGCTACGAAGCTACACGCTACACGAGTTTCAGTCAATTCCTGTCAAGATTGATTGGACAGAAGAAATGATTATCAATTATTCTAAGAGGCAAGATGTAATCCAAGACCACCTATCGGGTCTTTTGGACGATATTGCTATGAGAATACTCTACAATTGGGCATCTGGGGCAAAGACGAAAATTCGCACAACAGGAGCAGATGTAGCTGCGAGCTTACGCATTGAAAACGGCACAGGCACAAGGAAAAAATTAACGCTTGCTGATATATTAGCCGCAAGAAGGGCTTTTAATAAAGAAAATGTCCCTGACGACGGACAGCGTCTTTTGGTGGTGCCACCCGAAATGGAAATGGACTTGTTGGAAATCCAAAATCTTTTAGATAGCACAATCATTGGCACCACGAACGGGTTGGTGAATGGAGCTATTGTGAAAATTTATGGATTTAACGTATTTATGCGTTCACAATTGCCATTTTTTGACCATTCAGATGACGCAATGGTCATACCAAAAGCTGCTGATACGTTGACACCTACCGCAACGACTTCGGACAGTTGTAATGTAGCAATTGCTTGGCACCCACAATTCGTTTCTCGTGCTATTGCACAGGAAAGTCTTGTTGTAATTAAGCAAGAACACGGAGGTACGGAGTTTTCTGCAACGATGCTTGCAGGAGGTAGCAGGTTCTACTCAGACGGAAGAGGCATTGCGATTATTGCAGAAGGTATCTAAAAAAAATCATATTAAAAAAAGGAGGTAAATATGCCTTACGGTTGTGGAAATTTAGGGACGTATCTCCCTTTAGATTGTAATACGGACCCGTTTTTTTATTCCAAAATTGTTGCGATTGGCATTATTAAAGTCGGTGGCACAGATTTTGGGCTTGCAGCATCGTGGAATTATGCCGATTTGCCTGATTTGTTAGACGATGTCGTTGTTTTAGACGACGTTACAGCAGAGTACGATGGGGGCGTTCCGAACATCATACAAGAGGCTTACGGTGCAAAAGTGGAGCAAGTCGCAGGCAGAAAGCACACAGTTACAGGGAAAGTGGAGTATAACCCAAAAAATTGGGCACTCATGAACTCTCTTTGTAAAGCGAAAAACTTTGGTGTCGTTCTCATAACAGGAAATTTTCAAGAGATGCTTTACTCAGGCAACAGAGACGTTACGATTGTGCCTACAATGCCACTCACGCAAAATTTAGAAGAGGTTAGGAGTTTCAGCTTCACGATGACGTGGTCTAATATAGACTTAGCAAAACCCGTATCTGGCATTGCACAAGCACAATTAGACTTGTTTAGATAGTAATATGTATTTGTTTTGGGAAGTTAGTTGGTTTAAAAAAAGGGTGTTGATTTTTAGCACCCTTTTTTAATAAGTGATAGTTGTATGAAAGAGTTGTATTTTGATATTGCAAATGAATTAGCACAAATTGATGAATTAAAAATCATTGATTTGCACCGCTCTGATTATTCAGATGTGGGCTCAGAGGCTATTTTGCCTAAAGCAACTATCAAAATTCAAACATCTTTTGAAAAGCAAGAAAGCAGTAGAATACAAAGAGCAAAGTCTCGTGTAACAATTAGAGTAATTCAAGAAAACTTTGCTGACACAAATATCCAAAGCCCGCAGTTTATGCAAGGTTTGAGGATTTTTGACTTAGTAGAACTTGTCAAAGCTACTGTTTTAAATATGAATTTTGTTGCTGAAAAGTTTTTAGCAAGTGAATATTTAGAAGACAATCAAACAAACGTCTATACATACGTTTTAGAGTTTGAATTTAATTATGCAGTAAAGATATGCTAAAGCGTTTAAAAAGGATAAAAAATTTATATGCAAGGTTTTTCAAGAAAAAAAACCCTCCTGCCAAGCAGATGCAATTTGCGTTTGTGAGCGGTGGAAAGTGTTTTTATCAGTTTTCTGATGAAATGTTGATGCCTGTCGAGCGGGCTTTATCCGCTCAGGACGTTTATACAGAGTTGGACTGCAAGGTAGATTTTGAATATCTGAAAATGTTTTGTGATGCTATTTTAGAACTTTGCGACAAAGGCAAATTAAGTCAAGTTGCTATTCATACAGAATTATTAAAATCAAGATTGACTCATATTACAAACATAGATTTGCTTTACAAATTAGCTTCTATAATTTACGTTGAAGAAAACGAAGACCCTTACAGCTACGATTTAGCGTTTGCAGAGAAGAAAATTGCGTTTTGGAAGCAAAATGAAGATGTTGATAGTTTTTTTTTGAAAAAGCCTATCAAAACATTCATTCCCTTTTTAGACAGCTCAGCATTGAGTATAAGTCAATACTACAAAGCTCAAAACGAAGAAATTTTAAGACATTTGGAACTCCTTATGAATTCTTTGTCAGAAGAAGTCGTAAGAGCAGGCTTGATGGATACATTGCGTTCGCACAAAGAACGCATCAGACGATCGATAGCGTCAAACGTATGACAATAGAAGAATATTACAAACACATAGAAGCGTTAGATGGCAAATAAGATATACGATATTGAAGTAAAAATAAGAGGCGACCAGGAGGCTCGGCAGGGCTTAGATAGCATTACAGAAGCAGAAAAAAAACGCAAAAAAGCGTTTGAGGAAGCGAATAAGAGTGCCAATCAAGGTTTGCAATCTACTCAAGGTCATATATCGAAACTTTCAGGTATTGCAAAAATGGCGGGTGTGGCTCTTGCAGGGCTTTTTGCGGTAGATAAAATCAAAGATTTTACACAAGAAGTATTCAAAACTACTGCGACATTTCAAAAGTTTGAGGCTGTTTTGACAAATACGCTTGGGAGCAGGTCGGAAGCACAAAAGGCAATGAAGCAAATAAACGATTTTGCTTCATCTACGCCGTTCTCGGTTGAAGAACTAACAGAAAGTTTTGTAAAACTTGCAAATGCGGGCTTTAAACCCACTACCGAAGAGATGCGAAAACTCGGCGATCTTGCAAGTGCGACGGGTAAAAAATTTGACCAACTTACAGAAGCAATTTTAGATGCACAGAGCTTTGAATTTGAGCGTCTAAAAGAATTTGGCATAAAAGCAAGCCAGAACGGCGATAAAATTGCGTTCAGCTTTAAAGGTGTTACTACAGAAGTAGCAAAGACAAACGATGCTGTAAGAGCGTATATTTTAAGTTTGGGGGATTTGAAGGGCGTTAGCGGGGGTATGGAGGCTATTTCTAAAACTTTAGAAGGACAACTATCAAATTTAGGTGATACGTTCGACCAACTGAAATTAGCGGTCGGCGAGCGGCTTAAAGATGCGTTTTCAGGCGTTTTAGGGGTTGCGTCTTCTTTTCTAAATACTATCAAAGACTTGATAGAAATTCCATTTGAAGAAAAAATTGAAAGTGAAAAATCGGAGTTTACAGGTCTTGTGAAGGCTTTGCAAGATACAAACGTGCAAGGTGAAGCGAGGACTCGCATTATAAATGAATTACAATCAAAGTATGGAGAATACATAGGTAACATCAATCTTGAGAAATCGAGTTATGAAGATTTGGAAAAAACGCTAAAAAATGTAAACATAGTTTTTGAGAAAAAAAGGATTTTGGGGCTTGCTGAGCAAGGTGATAAAAAACTTGCAGAAGAACTTAACGAATTGTACGCAAAGCAAGCAGAAGCAATCGTAAACGTTCAAAAATCACTTCAATCTTTCAGAGATGCGGGAGTGAGTGGGCAAGAGCTTCAAGAAATTAAAGAAAAATTAGAAATTTCTTATAGGTTAAATTCGATAAATGAAAGAATTTCAGAACTACAACAAGAGCAATTAGAATATCAAAAAGCGTTAAATAATGAGGCTCTGGACAAATTTGGGGTTTCTACAAAAACATTAAAACTTGAAAGAGATAGATTAAATTTTATTAAAAAAGAAGAAGAAGAAGTATTTGCAGCTTCTCGCAAATATGGACAAGACAAAGAGAAAGAAGCAGATGAAGAACGCAAAAGAGATGCAAGATTAGCAGAAGAAGCAAGAAAAAGAGCATTAGAAGAACAAAAACGTCTTTTAGAAGAAAAAGCAAGACAAGCAGCAGAATTTAGGCTTAGAGAACTGCAAGCAGAGCAAGCATTAGCGTTGCAAGAAGCAGAATTTCGTGTCGCAAGGTACAAAGAGGCTTTACAAGCAGAAAATTTAAGCGTTGCTGAGAGAATTAGCTTGCAAGAAAGTCTTGCACGTGCGGAGCTTGCTGTAATAGAAGAAAAAAACAAGCAAGCAAAAATAAAATACGAAATAGATAAAAACAACGCAATAAAAACTAAAAAGCTAACAAACAATGAAATTTTGCTTATTGAAAGACAAACCGAAGAAGAAAGCAGGAAAATTTTTTCAGATAAAGAAAAGCAAAAACAAGAAATTTTCAAGAAATCGTTAGAAGAGCAAAAAAAGGCTTTAGATGAAGCGAATAAAGCGAAATTAGATGCAATAGAAAAAGAAGTTGAAGCGACAAAGCGTGCTGAAGAAGAAAAGCAACGAATAATAGCAGAGGGCAAAGAATGGGAGAAGCGAGTGATAGAAGCAGCGTTTGATTTTGGGCAGTCGCTTGGGCAAGCTGCATTTGAGTTTGATAAGATAAACAGCGAAGCAAAACTGCAAAATTTAAGAGCTCAGCAAGAAGAAGAATTGCGTCTGGCAGGCAATAACGAGCAAAACAAGCAGTTTATTATGACTAAATTTGCAAATGAAGAAAAAAAGATAAAAGAAGGACAAGCAAGGGCAGAAAAAAACAAAGCTCTGTTTGATATTGCTATCAACACAGCATTAGCAGTTGCAAAATCTCTTGCTATAAGCCCGCAAACCTTCGGTTTGCCTTTTTCTGCGTTTGCAATTGCACAAGGGGCAATTCAAGCTGCATTAGTTGCTTCACGACCTATCCCAAAATTCAAAGAAGGGGTTGAAATGCTGAAAGGTGCTGGCACAGAAACAAGCGACTCTATTCTTGCGAGGCTTTCAGTCGGCGAAAGGGTTGTGTCAGCCAAAACGAACAAGGCATATTTCCCTGCCTTATCGGCGATACACAACGGTTTAGTGCCCCCTGAGGCGATTAACTCGTTCGTAAAAGACTTTAACACTAATCAAAGCGAAACTATGCTTAAAAACGAAATAAAAGCACTTTTAAGCAAAGTTGATAAATTAGCTTCTGCATTAGAAAATCAAAGCACGCATTATATCAATATTGACGAAAACGGCATAAATCATTATATTTCTTCAAGAAATCAAACAGAGCAATTTTTAAACAAGAGATATTCTTTATAGTATGGCTTATTCATTTAATCTCATACACAATCTTACAACTTATCCAATCCAAGAACCTGTCGGTTTTACGGATTTGGAGCTTATTTTGCGTAAAGATAGCAATTATGAAGGAATATTTTTTGAAAGAGGCGGGCAATTAGGGTTTGATGGAGATGCAAGAAATATCATATTACAAGCATTAGAAAACGGACATTTTGAAAATGAAATAATTTTAGAAGTAATAGACGATTGCGATAGTAGTTTTTTGTATCGTGGCAGGCTTAATTTGACATCTTATACAGATGAAGACGGTGTTTTTACTTGTAACATTGAAAGCATTGACAAATTAGTTGTATTTGCTAACAATGTAGAACGCAAAGAAAGCGTTGTAAACGCTCCAAACGTGCAAGTGGATATGCACGGCGTAATATTTCAATTGTTTGTAGCTTTGTCGTGGTTAAACAGCGAACCTACGCAAAGCACAAGTCCCGACCCTTACACACCTACGCCAATCCAGCGTAAAGCGGTTTTTTCAGTCCGCACGCAAGAACCCGATTTTGAAAATTATTTCATTTGGGAGCAAGACGGGACGGATACTTGGTTGCGTTGTATTAAGCCTGTTTCAATCAATTTCACTATTCCTGTGGTGCAATTAGGAACAGGTTTTGATAATTGCATACGAGGTGGACAGGACAATTTTTCACCCGCTCACAGTGCGAGTTTCACGGTTTTTGGGCAAACTGTTACGCTCAGACCTTACGATTTAGACCCTCAGGGGCAAGAGCTTTACACCCCGCTCGGAGGCTATGATTATGAAGCAATATTTGAAGGTGGGACGTACACACGAGTTTGCAATGTAGGAGATATTTTAAATATAAGATATACTTTTTATAGAAACCCAAACCCTACGGGGTGTGATACGTTAATTCCGTACAGCGGGGGAGCGAAATTTCGCTGGGGTGAGGCATTTATCAATTCTCCTCCCTACGATGCGGTTGACAATACAGTTAAAATATTTTTCAACTCTGACCCTTTCCCTACAAGCAGAGTAAAATCTTATTTAGTACACGAATTATTAGACGATTTAATCAAAAAAGCGTCTAATAATCAATTACAGCTATATTCAAAGTATTATGGCAGGGCTGGGCAAAGGGATTACGGTGCAAACGGTTGCGGTGCTTGGCGAGTTCTTACAACAGGTTTTCATATAAGAGACAAAAATATTGCGGTTGCTTCATTTAAAGAAATTTTTGATGGATTAAGAGCTATTGATAATTTAGCACTTGCCTACGAAGTTATCAATAACGTAGAATACATCAGAATTGAGCCAAAAGACACATTTTTTGATAATACTTCAAGTTTTTTTAATGCAGAAGGGGTAGATATTAAAACAAGTCTTGCAACAAATAAGATATTCAAATTGATTGATATTGGCTATCAAAAATGGGAAACTGAATATACAGAAGGGCTTTTAGAGTTTAATTCAACAAGACAATATGAAGCGACGAACATAACACAATTTAAACAAACTAAAAACGCAATTTCTACGCTAATTGCGGGCTCTTATTTGATTGAAAAGACAAGAAGAACAAGATTTTTAGAGACAACTGACACGCAATACGATAACAGTTGGTTTATATTGTGTGTGCAAGCTGGAAATTCACCTTTTACTTGCGAGCAAACGACTGTAAGAAAATATTACAATACACGCATAAATCCAAACAGAAATTTATTAAATTACATACGAGAATTTAGTAATGGGACAGTGAAAGGTGTAGGAGGGTTTTTGAGACAAACAGCAAGAACGGGAGGGTTTGTGGTAGATAACAATACGATTGCAGTTTCGTGTCAAAATGGCTACAGTGCGGTGCTCGATGGGACATTGTTTGCGTTAAACAATCCTTTGTTCAAATGTATTTTTGTTGAATTTGAGTGCAATATGACTAAAAGTCAATTTGATTTGATAAAAGCAAACACAAGGAAAAAAATAGACTTTTCAACTTGTGATGGGGTTGTTAGGAGTGGATATATTGAAGATTTAAGATATAAATTATTTGAACAGATAGCAACTATTAAATTGGTTTTGATATAATGGAAATAGTTGGAGGCTTTTTAAACGGTATTATTCCGAACACTGCTTGCTCTTGTCATCGCTATAGCTTGCCTTTTAGAGCTGGTGAGAGCTTTGATATTGTTGTGAAAAATAGAGAATATGATGCAGTTTTGGAGGGTTTTTCTTTTAGCGTTCTTGCAACGCACGATGATTATGAAGTAATCAGGTTTACACCTCTTGCAAACGTGCAAGAAGGGAGTATTTTTTTTGGTTTAGTAGAAAGACCTATCAATTTGCTATGCGGGACGGTTATTGAAGATTATTGTACTGTCGCTATTTCTGAATATTGTTTGCCTCTCTACGAGTCTGGAATAACTTGTTTTCATCTGAATACAGATTGTTATTCAATGTTTTTAGAATATGAATTAAAATTTTCTTGGGGCTGGCAAGCATTAAAACAGCGTTTGCCTATTTACTATACGAATATGCAAGCAAAGACAAACAACGTAAAAATCTATCAAAGCACATCTGGGATAGCGAGGCGGGTTGGCAGGCTTCAAACTTACTACGAATACACGCTAAAAGTAGATTTAGTTACAGATGAATTTCATAAAATGCTTCATAAGATTTTTCTGCAAGGCAGGAACATAAAAATAAACGGAAAATCTTATGATTTTGGAGGTGATTATGATATAAAAACAGAGCAAGACGATTTCTGCGTGCGAATGGCAACGTGCAAAATAGTTGAAAAAAATGGTTTAAAATTAAATTGTGAATAATATGGCAAATTTTTTAGATAATCAAGTAGATGCAAACACAGAAACAATGTGCAATTTTGTAGCAAAATACAATGCTTTGATTGAAGAATTGCAGACTGAAAGTGATGGTTTTAATGATACTCTTCAAGGTCTTACTGCTTTAATTGCGAATTTTGTTTCTAAAAACGGTTCACTTGTAAACTCAGGGTTCTTTTTGCAGTTAAACGATGCAAACAACGATAGCAATGCAAGAGAGAGTTTTTATTCAAGTTCAATTGAATGGAACGTCATATATGATGATGGGGTAAATAATGCAGAAAGTTTTATGACGCTTTCTGCAAATGATGGTCTTGTTGTAAACAATAAAGCACGTTATTTTAACTTGCCTTCATACAACAGCATAGATGAAAAAGGTTTTGTGCCTAAAAAATATGTTGATACTTTATATCAACAATTAGACGATTTGAATGGTACTTACGATTTACTAAATTCTCCAAGAAATTTGCACGCAAATATTGACCTTTTATTAGGGAACTCAACTTTAAATATGTTGCCTGCTTTATCACAAGAAGGTTCTTACGTGCAAGTGCTTTTGCAAGATAGTGCGGGCTACGATTTAACTTTTGTTCATAACCAATATTTTTTTAGGCTTTCGCAAAACTTTTCAATTCCTGTGAGTGCAGTTACTTCTAACAGTTTTACGGTTCGTGTGCCTGCTGGGCAAGTTGCTGTTTTTGCGTTTTCGTTTAGTGAATTTATTTTAGTAAACGGCAGTTATTACAACGTTCCAATTGTAACAATATAAATAAATATGAGCAATTTTTTCTTTGCAAGTATGATGTCGGGCACACCGACCTTAGACGCTGATATTGAGGCACTTATTATTTTTGATTTTAATGCAAAAAACAATAGTGCTTTCACGTTGCGAAATGACGGCGGGGTGAATTATGTTGTAGATTACATAGATAGAGGCATTACGGTTTCGCAAGGTGTTGCAAGCCAACAACCTGTAAAACTTGCAGATACGTGCGTTTTTGATGGGACTAAAGGGATTTTTGCGGTAGATGTACTTACAGAAGACGCTGTGCTTTCAGCGGTAGCGGTAGCAAATTTTAATAATTCAAATTTTGGGTTTTTCAATTGTTTGGTTTCAACAAGAACAGTTGGGGATATTTTTCATTTAGGTATTTTTGGGTTGCTTAATACTACAAATATTTTTAATAGCGTTCCTGAGGTTACCAATTACGTAGCTATAAATAACATAAATACAGCATCATTTCTACCTATGAACGAATTTAAAAGTGTTTATGTAACAGCTACAAGTTCATACAAAGATTTGGCGATAGGGCAAGACCCCGCTGGTGCGTTGAATTGGAATGGCAACATTTCTCGTGTAATACTGTTTTCTGCAATACTCACCACAGACCAACGCAACAGATTACAATCATATTTACAAGCGTATCATAATTTTATACCTTAGGGCTATGTATTACGTATTTAACACGAAAAAAAAAGCAGAAGAAGCGTTGCAAGCAATCAACGCAAAGATGGGCTTTCCTGACAAAAAAGGCACAGAAACGTGGGCAGTGATACGGAAAGCACACAAAAAAAATTTGTGGTTTTTCTTAGTACAACCTGCAAAATATAAATTAGATTTGCATTACAAAGAAATAAGAGAGGATATTACAGATTTATTGCCTCCGCATACAGATTTTTTTGAAATATTTAGCAATAATTCATAAAATATGTTTAGTAAAGATATAATTTTTGCATTGTGCTTTGCCTCGTTGGGTTTTTCGGCGGGCTACATCGTAAAGGAGCAGTTTTTTACAGAAAAATGCCCTCAGTGCCCCGAATGTCCTCCGCAAACAGTTTTGTATATCAACAACGAGAAAATAAAAGCGAAGGGAAACGGCACAATAGATTTAAAAAGTTTGTTACAAGTAGAAAGCAAAGAGAATTTACAGCTTACAGACAGTACAAAAAGCGAGACAAAACGCAAAGGTTTTTTAGGAAAAATTTTTAATAAAAAATAATGTAATATGGCAGATTTTGAGAAATTTATTCCGCACGTGCTCAAATGGGAGGGCGGATATGGCGACTACAAAGAGGATCCAGGGGGCTGTACAAACAGAGGAATTACAATTGACACGTGGAGGCGTTTTGGCTACGATAAAACAGGCGATGGTGTAATTACGTGCGAAGATGTTGCACTAATTACAGAGGCAGACGCAAAAGCTATTTACAAAAAATGGTTCTGGGAGGCGAACGGCGGGCATTTGATACACAATCAAAAAGTTGCAGAAATCATCATCGATTGGGTTGTAAATAGCGGTGCTGGTATAGCGATTGTAAGAGTGCAACGTATTCTAAACTCAATGGGCAATAACTTGGTAACAGATGGAATTGCGGGCATAAAAACTATTACGGCTATCAACAAGGCAAATCAATCGGAGCTTTACAAGAAAATTTGGCAGGAAAGGGAGCGTTTTTATAGAAATCTTGTGTTAGCTCGTCCTCAAATGAAAATTTTTTTACAAGGTTGGCTCAATAGACTAAATAGTTTCCCAAAAGAAATTTGATAAATATGGAAAATATTCAATGGGTTGAAAAAGTAATCACGGTTTTGGTATCTATCTTTATTGCGTGGGGCGTTATGCGGGAGCGTGTTCTGAAATTAGAATTAAAAAACGAACAAATGCAAAAAGATATTGATATGAATAAAAAAGAGATACAAAAACGTATTGAAGAAATGAGAAGTGATTACGAGGATTTAGAAACTCGTATTTGGGAGCGTTTTGACAATATTGAAAAAATGTTGATGGATATAAAGCTAAAATTAGAACGAAACAACGTAAGATGATATGAAAGAATTGATTAACAGATGGAAAAGCAAAATGCCAAAATTTTGGGCAAAGGTGCATTATGTTACGCTAAGTTTATCGGGCTTACATTTAGTTGTTTTGCCTTTTTTAGAAAGCCAAACAGTTTTAGACTATGTGCACCCGACTTTGATTGAAGTGCTAAAGTACACTTTAACAATTAGCGTAACAGCTACGATATTAAGCAAATTGACGATTGACCAAACAAAACAAGAGCATTAGTTATTCTGTGAATAACTGTAGTTGAGGTATTTCGTAGTTCGTTACTAATACCTCAATACGTCTGTTTTTTAAGTTTTGACGTTCGCCTATGTAGTTCACGATTAACCCTCTTCTTTTTGCTTCAGAAATAATAAAATCGTGATTAAACTCACTCATTGCCCATCGCATTTTACTTGCTTGTAGTGTTTCAAACAAATCAAAACTGTCTTCTTCTGTAAAAATTTTTGTTGAATAATTATTATTAGTTCCTAAGTATGGCGGGTCGCAATAACAAAAAGCTCTTTTTAAATCTGTCTCTCTTCTTATACATATTTTAACAAATAAATCCCTGAAATCAGTATTTAAGAAGTAAACATCACTTAAATATTTAAATGTTTTTTCTATGCGTTCAAGTATGATATTTTTTGCATTAGAAACCCCTATTCTAAGTGTAGATGGGTCGCCGTAAAGCCCAAAATTTGACAAAAAAATGAATCGTACTGCGTTCAAAATTGGGCTTGCCTCTCGTTTCCCTTTAGCCCATTCTTTAAACTGAACCTCCGAGATAGGTGTAATTTCAATCAATTTTACTAATTCTTCTTTATTGTCAATAAGCTGTCTGTATAAGTTGTAAACATCATCATCTAAGTCATTTAAAAAGTTGTATTTAGCTTTTGGCTTATTAAAAAACATACCCCCTGCACCAAAAAAAGGCTCGATATAAATGTCGTGCTTTGGGAAAAACTTTTGTATTTGTTTTGCAATCCTTCTTTTATTGCCCATTCTATTCAAAATCATCACATTCTTGTTTGTTGTTCAACCAATTTTTTTGCATATTCAATAGTTGTTGGATTAGTAAATATGAATATATTCTCGTGTGTGATACCTTCGTCCAGCATCATCATCGCAATATGATTGATAGCATTGAGGTTTTCTGTGTCTTGATTTGCAACTAAATCCAACAACTTGTAAATGCCAGCTGAAAGATATGTATTTAGCTCGTTATCAAAACCAATTGCTTTTAGTGCATCTTTTAGCCCTCTTATGTTGTTTTTAATGCTATTAAGCCTAAAAGCGACGTTATTATTGCCTAAAACGCTGTGTACTCCTTCAAGTTTACCACCAGCATTTTTAATATGCTGTTTTTTTTCTTTGAGTTCTTCTACAAGACTATCTATCCAGACTTCTACTTGTGCGATTAGATTAAGAAGTATGAATGTTTTTTGTACTGTTGTTTGTGCCATATCTTTTTAAGTTAAATCTGTTTGAATCGATGCCATCGATTTTTAGGTACCACTCATCGATGGCATCGGGGGCAACCGTTTAAGTTAAATCTGTTATTTGATTGGTAGGAGGTATGTATTTTGCGATGATGGCATCGGGCGTAACGGCACCAGAACGGTTCTTGCGAATGTAAAAACCTATCTTTTCGTGTGCAGACGTGCCGTCCTCAAATGTTTCAATACCATAGTAGGTTGGTCGGTAAAGCATAATCACCACATCTGCATCTTCTTCAAAATTGCCTGTGTTTTTAAGGTCAGACATTTGCGGGGTTTTATTTTCTCTTTTCTCAACTTCTCTATTAAGCTGAGCAAGTTCTATGACAGGAATATCAAGTGTTTTTGCAATTTGTTTGCTGTTTGCTGAGATTGAACCGAGTTCTAAATCTTTTCTTTCAGCCTTGTCGCCTTTTTTTAGCTGTATGTAGTCTGAAATAACTAAATCTAAACCTGTTTTCATCTTTTGCGAGTAACAAATGCTGTTAAATTCCTGATTTGTTACTTTTGAGGCATCTGTAATGAAAAGATTTTCAAGATTAAGTGTTTCGCCTGCTTTTTCTAAGAAAAATAATTGTTCTTCTGTTACATTGCCGTTTTCAGCCTCAAGATTGCTGAGCATTTCAACATAGTAACCTTTCTTGTTATATTCATCTATCAAAAAATTAGCCTCCAGCACCAAAAGCCTCAAAAATATATCGTCTTTTGTCATTTCGAGGCTAAAGTATAAAACTTTTTTGTTCTGTTTTATGGCGTTGTAAGCAAAATTTAGTGCAGTTGCGGTCTTGCCCATTGAGGGGCGTGCTGCAATAAAGTACAGTTTGCCTTTCTTCCAGCCTCCGAGTATTTCATCTAACTGTTTTAGACCTGTGCTTATGCCCGCAGCTTCTCCGAGCCCTCTTTTTTGTATATTTTCTTTAATTTTTGCAAGAGTTTGTTCGTATAGTTCTACGCCATCAAAAATCCGTTTTTGCGAGCTTTCAAATGTATCAGAAGTAATATCTTGCAAATCTTTTTGTATCACATTTAAAATTTCTAAAGCGTCTGTATCGTCTTGATACGCACTTTGAGCTGTTTTTATACAACTTTCAATCATTTTTCGCTTTAAAGCATACTCTTTAAGTATAAAGTAGTGCGAAGCGATGTTTTGCGAGCTGTTTACCTTCGTTGTGATATGAACAATTTCGTATGCAATGTTCTTGTTAAGCATTTTTTTTGCATAGTGCGAAACTGTGCTAATATCTATCACCATATTCTTTTCTTTCATATCAAGAATTATTTGCATAATTTCTTGATAGGCTTGGTTGTAAAAATCGGAAGGTTTTGGCAGGGCGGGCAATAGCATAAACGAGCTTTGCGGTTCTAAGATGATAGCACCCAGAATTTGCTCTTCAATATCTAAAGCTGATGGCTGTTTAGCATCGATTTTTGGGGCAATTAGTTGTTTCTCGGAGTTCTTTTTATTTTGTTGCATTGTTTTGCTTGTTTTTGGTCAAAAAGATTAAAAAAAAATTCTTTCATATCGTGCAGGTAGTATTTTTTAGCGATTTCGCTATGTTCTTTAAGATTAGCGAGATGCTCTTCTGTGTCTTTATACAGTTCCCAAAAAAGTTTTTCTTCAAATGTCATTATTATTTCACTTTATAGTCCCTGCCTTGCTTCTATAGATTACCGCTCCTTTTGGCAGTTTTTCGCCTACGGTTTCGGTTTGGGCAATCATAGATGATGTTTTTATCTTTTGTTTTTCAGTGTCGCTGAGCGGGAAAATGCCTTGCCAATCATTTTTGATGGATTTTTCAATCATCGCTATTGCGATGTCCTCGCTTTCTTTTGCGAGCTCTTTGAAAATCCGATTTTGAGCATATATGCTAATTTTTTTATTTTTTGATTTGCGGTATTCTACAAATTCCTGCCAAGCAAGCTCAAAACGAACACTTGTAAAAGGCGGGTCTTGTGGGGCAGGGTCTTTGCCTTTCTTCTTTTCGTTTTTCTTTTTATTTTCGTTCTGAGGGGCATTTTTCGCTTGTTCTTGCTTTAAAGTTTCAATAGGCTCAATTATGACTGTTTGTTCACTTGTATTTTCATTTATTTTTTGTTGAGCCGGCTGTTGCGGGGTTGGTTCTTGTGCTTCATCAAACACAGTTTCTTGTTCTTGTGTAGAATTTACAAGCGAAACTATATTGCAAGTGTATTGATTTTTGCTTTCTTGCAAGAGTTCTAAAAACCCAAACTCTATAAGAGCCATCAAAGATTTTTTGTATGTCTTGTAATTTTTTACGCCTATTGCTTGCATTGCCTCCGAACTATGAAGCATAATTTTGCCTTTTTGCCCGCATCTATTCCATTTTTCTAATATGAAAAAATATAGTGCTGTGATGGTCGGGGTGTTGAGGTGAGGGTTTTCAAAAGCCCAAGAAAACCATTTTTTACTAAGTGAATAACCGTTCATAGGTTTAAAATTTTTGGTTAATAAAAAAAAAGCCCCAAAGTTCCGTGGTCTTTGGGGCAAAAAGTTGAACAAGCAACTCCTTATCAAGAAGGTATCTTTCCACGGATTTAAAAGATACTTTCTGCTACAACACAAAGGAATAAAAATATTTTTGAAAAACCAAAAAAAATCTGCTTTATTTTAAAAATAATACATTTTTTATTACTGCCAAAAAGCATCAAAAAATAATCAAATGAAATAATTTTGCTTTGGTAAAATTTACCAAAGCAAGTACAAAGCACATACCAAAGCAAACCCAAAGCAAACCCAAAGCAAGCCCAAAAAATCAAAAAAATCGCAAATCACTCCTTATTAATAATATTATTAATATATTAATATAATAAATAATATAAACTATTATAAATATTTAAAAACTATTAAAAATAGTTTTCGGGGTGATTTTTTTAAAAAATTTTCATAGATAATTTTAGGAGCTTTTAGGTACTTATTTTTTTCAAAAAAAAGTAAGTTTCAGTTTGCGTGGCATCAACTAAAAAACGAAAGCCTGAATTTCGCATTTTAAGTACCCTACAAGCAAAGATTTTTGAAAAAAGGTATAATTTATCGTCAGAAGAAAAATAATTGAATGGAGGGCAAAAAAATAGGCAAATCCAAAAATAGATTTTCCTCCGCTTTGAAAATTAAAGTTAATATAGGTGCCAAGCCCGCAGCCGAAGCGTATTTGTTGAACAAAAAAGGGCTGAACAATGGGAAATAACCAATTGAACAGCCCTAAACATAAAGGACAGGGCAAAAGTACGCAATTTCAAGCACAAATGCAAATTTATTGACAAAAAATAAGGTAAAAAATTCTCTTCTTAAATTAGAAAGAAAATAAAAACAATAATAAAAAAGTCCAAAGTGTTGCTACCACTTTGGACTTGACTTAGAACACTAAAGAGTGTTTAAGAAAAAATGAAAATGCCTTTTTAGTCATCTAAGGGCAATACAAATATACAAATAATTTTAGTAATAAAAAATGTTTTTTTGATTTTTTTTACAGTAAGCACGGGAAAGGATACTTTTTCTGCATACGCTCTGCAAAATTGATAAGTCTTTTTTTAGCTTTTAAGTCTGCAAGTATATTTTCGTAAGCGTATTCAGCATACACTAATTCGCTGTTTTCGCACAAAAAGCATAGATAACGCTCTATACTTCTTTTAAAGTTTCTTTTGCTTTGATTTTTCATATATCTTTTTAGTTACGAATTTTATCATCTTTTTCAGTAGCTTCTTTCTATATTCTATTGCCATTTCTGCTAAAATTTTTGTTTCACAGTTTTCTATCTTGTAATAGACGTATGCGAATGGGTCATAATTCATACATTTTAAGACTTTTCTAATCAAATCTTCGTAGTTCTTCACAATTCTTGGCTTTATTGAATTCATGCTGTAGGCAAAATGACATAAGCCATAGTTTATATTCAAACTTCTTGCTATTTGAATTTGTGTACCTATATCATTACTACGTAAAGATTTTTTGTACTCTCTTGTAGCTTGCAAGTAATGTATGCGTACTTGCTCCAATGCTAAAAGCTCTCTTAGTGTGAATTTTCCCATAATTTTAGAGTTTTACATTTCGCTTAAAGTTAGACTTGCTTTGATTTTTCATAAGATTAAAGATTTATGTTTATTTATTCTGCATTATATTCATTAAGAACTCTCTACCTTTTTGAGTCCATTTACGATAATAGACTACTTTACCATTGTCCAATACTTCTTGCTTTATATCTGTATATCCTTTGTCAGCATACTTAGAATACAATACCCACGTGCTGTTTTGCTTGTATTGTATTTTCTTTTCTTCTAAGATAGCATTAAGGACATTAGCAGACTTTAAACCAAGCTCTTTGGCTATTTCGGTAGTAGTATAAGTTTTATTGACGTGAGTAAGGATACTTACAGTATGTTCTAATTCTTGCTTTTCTAATAGAAGTTTTTCTTTTTCTTCTTCTATTTGGATAACCATCATTGCAAGTTCTTTTCTGGATAGTTCTCTTGTCTGATACAATCTCTTCTCACATTCAATAAAGTATAGTCTTGCTTGTCTGCCTTTTTCTGTTTTTTGTAGCATACAGATTTGTTTAGCAGTGTCTAATGTTAGAGCATAGTCCGTAATTTGTCTTTTTACTTGTCTTTTCCCCTCCAAACGAACTTCGTCAAATTCGACGAAGTTGAAATCTACTCCTTCCTCAAAACCATATCCAAGCATTCTGTTACACCAATGATAAAATTCTGTTTTTACTTCTAAAAAGCTGTGAAGCTCTCTTGCAGAAACTACATTTTCCCCTTTTGTTGTTCTTTGAATTTTTACTAACTCTTGCATAAGTGAAGTTATTTAGTTAAACCATTTTTTAAAATTTTATTTAAAAATAGCAATTTTTTTGCTTAAAAAAAATATTTTTTGTAATTTTATAAAAACTTAAAACAATACCATTATGAATGATATGAATGAAAAAAAAATCAGAAAAAAAGGGAGCGGGCGTAAAAAAATACCCGAAAACCTCAGAAAAGAGCCCCGCACGCTATTTTTGACAAAGGGGCAGTGGGAGGAAATTGAAAGCCTCAAAGACCCAGAACGGACACACGCAGAAATTTATTACCAACTTTTTAAAAATGCTTATGAAAAAAATTTTGATTGACGAGGTCGCAGAAGTAGCTAATAAGTTACTTGAAAAAAAGGACATAATTAGCTATTTGGATCTTGTGGACAGCTTCCCGAACGTGGATAAAAAGATACTTAGTAGTTTGCTTACGCAATGCGTAACTGCAAAGCTCGTAGATGCACAATATCTAAAAACAGAAACACTAATTTATTACGCTAAACATTTATAGTTATGCAACAAGAAGAAAAAACAAGAATAAAAGCAAAAGAAGTTTTAAAGCAAAGTGTAGAAACTGCTAATTTAGAACTTTTTAATCGTTTCTTGAACGCCCGCCCGAAGACAGAGCTGCTAAAAGCACACGAACACATAAAAATTAAAAAAAACGGGCAATACGTGCCCGCAAAATACTTGCCGATTGAGCGAGTGGAGCACATGCTCACGCAAATATTCCAGGATTGGTATGTTGAAATTTTGAACTGTGGGCAATTAGCACAAAGCATCTTTTGCGTCGTCAGGTTGCATTATTTTCACCCTATCAGGAAGGAATGGCGTTTTCAAGACGGCGTGGGGGCTGTTGATTTGCAAACAAAAGCAAACGCAGCAGCTTCCGATTTAGCACAAATAGTGCCCGCAGCCGTGCAGAAAGGCTTGCCTGCTGCAAAATCGTATGCTATAAAGAACGCAGCGATGCACTTAGGCAAACTTTTTGGCAGAGATGTAAATAGAGACGACTACGATTATGTAAGCGTCTATGAAACAAATATCAACCCTGAAAACAACCCAGATTTGCAAGATGGAACAAAGGACAAAAGATTGGTTTGATGCACGTAAAGGGTGCTTTACTGCATCGCAGATAAGCAGGATACTTGGCAAAAGTTTAGAAACGAAAGAAGCACAATCGTACATAACAGAAAAATTAGCAGAAGTGCTAAATATAGAATTGCCTTCATCTGTTACGCAAGCAATGGAATGGGGCACAAAGTACGAGGAATGGGCTTTTAAGTGGGTAAATAAAGCATATTTTACGATGCCTTTTCAAAAGGTAGGCTTTCTAAAACACGAAAATTACGGTTTTTTGGGTGGGAGCCCCGATGGGCTGAGCAAAGACGCTGTTTTAGAAATCAAATGTCCTTTTAACTCACTCGAACACTTAAAATACAAACTTAATATCAAAGACAACGAAACACTTAAAAAAGTAAATAGCGACTATTATTATCAACTTCAGTGCAATATGCTTATTGCAAAGAAGGGAAAAGGCGTTTTTGCTTCATTCGATCCTCGACTGCAAAAAGAAATAGCTTTGCACATTGTAGAAATAGAGCAAGACACAGAAGCGATGAAATTGATAGAAGAACGAGCGTGCGAGGCTTACGAAATACTTAAAGAAATGTATTTTGAGATTTTATAGAAGTAAAAACGCAAAAGCACTGACTAAAAATCAGTGCTTTTTGCATACATCACTAAATCTAAAAAACCGTTCTAAGTTAAGAAAATTCTAAAACACTCTAAACTTTTCAAAAGATTTTTTTTAAAAAAAACCACGTTTCCTGCACGCAAACTGACTTTTGAAAAAAAAAATAAAAAAAAAAGTAAAAAATATTTGCACAGTAATAAAAAACCTATTATATTTGTAACAGATAATTCAATCAAATCAATCACTAACCTTAACCGCCCAGACGGGTTACTAAAATGACAAATTACCTATTTTTAACAAGCAAACACGAAGAAGAAAACAACAACATCAACGTTTACTATGTTGTAAATGCAGATAGAATAGAGACCCTTTATATGTCTGACACTTACGCAGAGCACGGTCAAAGCGTAGGTGCTGACGATGCAGGCGACTCGCTAACGCTTAACGGCCAAAAAGCCGTTGAGTTTGCAAATGAGTTCTTAAAAAACAACGATGAAGATGAAATATTGAGTGTTGGTGATGTAGTAAGTGCTTATGAGGCATACCTTCTTTATATAGCTATTGTAAATAGCGACTTGCAGGAAGGGGAAGACTTTACAAACCATAAAATAACTTGCAAAGGATTTAACTATTGGAACGGGCATAACTATGGAAGCATTATTGTGAGCAATGATTTTGATGAAGGTCATATTTCTCACGAAATTGTTGATGATGAAGAAACAATTTCTTTTTTGAACGAAATCCTTCAAGAAGCATTGAAAGGTGATTACGAAGAAGGTTTCGGGGAGAGAATTTACACTGTGATAAAAGACGATAGCGTATATGAAGTAGTAGAATCTTCTTGGCAGGGAAGATGGGAAAACTACAGAATATTTAAAAAATTTATTTCCTAACCTAAGCCCGCAGGGGGCTAACCACCCCCTGTTTTTTAATCGTACCTTTGGAATTTTTTTAACCTATTTAACTTAACCAAAAAAAATATGGAAAACTTAAAAGATATTCTTTCATCTCTTTCATTCAAAGAGATGAAGGAACTCAAACTACTTTTAGAGAGAGAGCTTGAGCATAGAAGAGAGGGTTCATTCGTTTATGAAGTAGAAATAAATGAAAACCTCTACTACGATTTACATATTGAAGAAGAGATTTCTAAGCTCAATGTTGAGCTTGAAACATTCGAGAGTTTAGGGGACATACTTGTAAGAGTGCTGTGTCCAAGCAAGGAGGAACTTGAAGCTGTTAAGAAAATTTTTAACAGCTTATGGATATTGAATGGGGGGTAATCACTCTCCATTCTTTTTATTTTTTGAATCTGAATTAGACTTTATTCACTTATTCATTCACAATTTTACCATTAACTAAAAAAGATAAAAATATGGAAGTGAAACTAAAAAAAGTGGCAGAGGTAATTGCCATTCCTTACAATCAAGATGAGACTGCAAAAGTAGAAGGCAGCCTTTACAAATGCACTCTAAAGTTTAGAGAGTACGTTCAGAAAAAAGGTTCAGGGAACAAGTTGTTCTTAAAAGAAAAAAAGATAAAGTTCATTTTGTTTTCAGTTCTTCACAACTTCAGCAAAGTCGAGGAAGAAGAACTAAAGGAATTGATAGAATTTTACTCTCTTGAAGATATAAAAAACAGTAAGACCCTTTTGGAGACCGATATCCAAAGGTTTTCTAAGTTCTTCAACAATGGGTACTTTCAGACCATTTCTGTTTACGATAACAAGTATAATAAACGTCATTTAGTTTTCAAGGACGGGAAGCTATTATAGTTTCCCGTTTTAACTTGCAGTATTAGTAAAAGCAGTATTTAAAATTTTTTAATAATACTTTAAGACTATTTGTAGCTAATTACAATTACAAGTAGTCTTAAAGTTAAAACAAACTAAGTAAGATAGGCTAATCTAAATTAGGTTAATCTATTTTTTGAATCTGAATTAGACTTTATTCACTTATTCATTTACAATTTTACCATTAACTAAAAAAGATAAAAATATGGAAGTGAAACTAAAAAAAGTGGCAAGGGTAATAGCTACTCCATACAGCACAAGTGGGATAAAAGTAGATTGTTACCTTTACGAGTGCATCGTAAAGGTAAAAGAGTACATTCAGAAAGGGGACAAATTGTTCCCAGAAGAAAAAGTCACAAAGTTCATGACAATTTCAGTTCTTTGTGACTTCACTAAAGTCACAAAAAAAGAGTTAAAGGAACTAATCCTCTCTTACTCCTTAAAAGACATTACGGAGTGCAAAACTCCGTTGGAGACCGACATTCAGGAGTGGTCTCGGTACTTTTCGGATGGGTATTTCGAACCCATCTCTGTTTACGACGACAAGTATAACCAACGTTGTCTTGTCTTCAGAGACGGGGAGCTATTATAGTTTCCCGTTAGTTTTCTGTTTTAATTATCCACTTAACTTAAAAAAACTTATGGGAAAAATCAGAAAAAGAATAAAAGTAAAAAGAGCTGGTAAGTGGTACTTATCAGACTCTTGGGGATTAAGCCCATACCAAAGTCTGCTGATATACCAAGAATGTAGGAACGTACTAAAACTCTACGAAGTAGAGTATCAGTACGGAATGTTCAAGAAATATTTCTCAATTTTCTCTGCAAGAGAAAATGCAAGGGAAATACTTGAAATACTAAAAGCTACATCGCCAGAAGATGTAGCAATGGGGGAATTAGACAGTGACACTTTATTTTCTTCTCTCGAAAATGAGAGTCGATTATTTGATAAATCGACTCTTGAAAGAATTTGTTAATACTTTCTAAACTACTAAGTTTTATGTTTTCAGTAACACTAAGTCTTTCAAAAGACGATTTAAAAGACTTGCTTATTTTTGCATCTCAAGATGCAAAGAAGTACAAGTTTGATAAAAAAGAGTTTGTAGAAGCATTGTACGATGCTATTACAGAAAGTTCAGATTTTGCGTACTTTATTGCTAAAGCGTTAGAAAAAGCTCTTATAGAAAAATACGATAGCATAAAAGAAGCTGATGATGCTTTAGATATACTTCGTATCACATCAGCAGTAGAAAAGCTGAAGCAATTAGAAGAACAATCAAAAGAACAAGAGCAATGAAAACTTTAAAGACGATAGTAACTGTAAAGGCTAAAAGAGAAGTAGAAATAGATAATCCCACGTGGGATTATCCTGGGTACCTTGAGGCTACAGAAACTATCTACCAAATCCTCTGGAACGATATAAATGCTACTGATATTTTCTTAAAGAATGATACAATTCTTAAAGAAGTATCAGAGGCAAGAGACGACGACGGGTACATTGAAATAGAGGTAGAGGTAGAGCTAACCTTAGAAAAAGATTTAGACCGCTGGTGGTTAGCAGATACCGATATTACCAAATACCTTACAGAATGGGACTTAGACAATTTAGCGGTCTAATCGCTATCTTTTCACTTTAAAAAAAACTAATATGAAAAAAACAATAGAAGAAATCGCATCTACAACTCCTCAAGCAATGTTGCGTGATGCGATTAAAAAAAGCGGTAAAACGCTAACGGAAATAAGCGTAACCGCAGGCTGGCATTTACAAAATGTTAGCAGCCTGTTTCACGGACGCAGTAATGTAACCGCTAAAACCGCTATAATCCTTGAAAAAGCGATTGGAGCTGAATATTTGAGCGGTGAAGAACTGTTTCTTTGTCGTTGCATACACGATTACAGAAAGCTAAAAGAACGTAATAGCTAACTTACGAAGCAAATTGAGGCACTCGGACACTACGAGTGCCTTTTTTATTTAGCAGTTTTAGCACAACACAAAAAAATAGTTTGATTTTTTAGATATTTTTCATATTATTGCAAAAATGAAATATTTGTGTTATGAGCAGACCGAAAGCAGATTTAAGTTCTTTGCCTGACGGCTGGGAAGAAACTATTTTGTCGATGTATGCAGAAGGAGCGTCTGATGTTGAAATAAGAGCTTGGATTATTAAGCAAAGAGGCAGTTGCTCTGATGATTTGTGGTACAGGTGGATAAAAGATTATGAAGAATTTTCGAGAACTATAAAAAAAGGGAAAATTTTGTCGGAGGCTTATTGGACAGAATTAGGGCGTAAAAACTTGGGCAACAAGAACTTTAGCTTCGTAGGTTGGTATATGAATATGAAAAATCGTTTCGGTTGGAGTGATACAGTAAAAACTGAAAACACACATAACGTAAGCAAAGAAACATTCGAAATCTTAGGAAAGAAAATTGAATTTTGAAGAAAACATATTATTTAAACCTTTTTTCAAACAAGAAGAGTTCATACGTCTTGTTTTCACAGGGCAATACAACGTTTGCGTGTACGGCGGAGCAATACGAGGTGGCAAGACGTTCGTAGGACTTGCTATTCTAATTATGCTTTGCAAGTTCTTTAAAAATAGCCGTTGGGCAATCGTTCGTACGGATTTAGTTACAATGCGACGCACGACTTACGTTTCTTTCCAAAAGATTGTTCCTAAAAGTTTCTTGCAACATTTTGACGGAACTTTCTATGTATGGACTTTCAAAAATGGTTCGCAAATCTTGTTTTTCCCTGAAAATTACGACAAGGACAAGGATTTGGATAGGTTTAAAGGTTTAGAAGTGAACGGATTTTTATTAGAAGAGTTTAACGAACTTCAAGAAAAAACTTTTGATAAGTGCATTGAGAGAGCTGGCACGCACTTTTTGCAAAATATGCCTCCGCCTTTGATTATCGCAACCTGCAACCCTACTGACAATTGGGTGAAAAAACGTTTTTATGAAAAATACAAAGAGAACACATTGCCCGAAAATGTGCTGTATTACCCCGCAAACTCGGCAGATAATCCCTATATCCCTGCCGAAGTCAAAGCGAGCTGGCAACTTATGCCACGCCGTCAATATGAACGATTTGTGGA